GACTTAAAGACAGCAAAAAGATCCTTAAACCTTATGTTTGCGGAATGGGCGAACCGTGGATTGAATCTATGGACCGTTGCCTATGCTACTCAGACATTGACGGCTGGAACAAATTTCTACGGGGTTGATCAAAAGGTCGTGGATATTTTGGATGCAACAATCACAACGACAACTGGAGCGACTGCAAACCTTGAGGGTGACAGCAGTACTACTGATGTTTCTGTTGCTAGAATTTCACGCGAAGAATTCATGAATCTTACCAGAAAGGAGAAATCATCAACTGGGGATGCAAGGCCTACACAATGGGCCCTTATTCCTGGAACGGTTACAACTGGAGGATCTTCCTCTAGTGGACGACCGCAATATGACATGACCCTTTTCCTATATCCAAGCCCTAATAAGGCTTATATTTTCAAATATTTCTATATTGGCAGAATACAGGATTCTGGTGATTATGTTAATAACGCCGATGTTCCATTCTATTTTCTTCCGTGTTTGACTGCAGGTCTGGCTTACTATATAAGCTTAAAAAGGGCTCCGATGTTAAGTGCAAACTTAAAAGCGGTGTATGATGAGGAATTTAAACGTGCCGCTGAAAATGATCGTGAACGAACGTCGTTCAGGGTTGAACCAGCGCAAGCTTACATACCATAGGAGGTAATATGGTTAAATGTGAAAAATGCGGTCGAGATTGCAATTGTATAGACAATTGTGAATGCGAAAACTGCGAATGTAAAAAGGAGGAATAATGAGCAATCCAAACTGGAATAAAGACACTAATGCCGGAAGAAGTTCTAAAGGCGGAGTAAAAGGAAACTGGAGTGATAGAGGAACTAATTCTATACCTGAAGCTAAGGCTAAGGAAAAGGCAAAATCTGTTTCATTATCTAAAGGAACTGTTTCTGGAAACGCCCAAGGAATGGGGCACGCTACACAAGGTGGTAAGTATCATTGGGCCGGATCCAAAGATTCTAAGTGGTAGGATAAATGGCGTACGCTAGAGGAAAATACGCTAAATCTATCTCTGACCGCAGTGGCATGGAATTTCCCTACAAGGAAATGGTAAAGGAATGGAATGGTTCACGTGTGCATAAAAGCGAATATGAACCAAAGACGGCACAGGATCACCCTCGAAAACATTCTGCTGATAAGGAATCATTGCAGCATGCCAGAACGGACAGGGATGAAAATGCTGTTGCGACATTACTTCCTTTAAATCCTTTTAGATTTACGGCGAGCAGTGCGACAATAACAGTTTTTGAACCTGACCACGGACGGTCAAGCAGTGATACTGTAAGGTTCAGGGATGTTAGTGGTAATATATTTGGATCTTCAATAACTGAATTAGAGGATTCTGATGGATACAGCATTACAAAGACAGATGATGATTTTTATACCTTTGCAGTTTCAACAGCTGCGGGAACAACTGGAAATGGCGGGGGTGGATATGTCTCTGCCGGACCGGCAACATTGAGTGCATAATGACAACATACGCGGAATTAACAACACAGATCTTAAATTATACGGAAACAAGCACTGATGTGCTAACGTCTACAATAACGGACGACTTTATAGAACATACAGAGAACAGAATATTAAGGAATGCTGATTTAGATGCTTTCAAATCTCATCAGTATACATCCGTAACGGCTGATAATCCTTTTGTTTCCTTACCGGGTGGATCTGATCCGGATCCTACATCGTTGTCTACAATCAGGACAGTTCATATTTATCCTGCATCAGGAACAGCAACAAGAACGTTCCTGGAGCAACGAGACATTAGTTTCATGAATGAATACTGGCCGGTTAGGACATCCACAAGCACCCCAAAATACTGGTCATGGTGGGATGAAAACTCAATTTATCTTGCACCAACGCCGGATGCAGCATATAACATAGAAGTAGGAATTACTAGACTAGGAACAAGACTATCCAGTTCCAATACAACCACATGGTTGGGAAACAATGCCCCATCGGCATTGCTTTATGGATGTCTTGCAGAAGCCTTCAAGTTCTTGAAGGGACCAGCGGAAATGCTGCAATTATATGACCAATCATATCAACGTGCCGTACAAGAGTTGATGATGGAGCAACAAGGAAGGCACCGAAGAGATGAGTATATGCATGGGGAATTAAAAATACCAGGCATGCAAACACAACAGAAATCCACAGGAGGATAAAACATGGCAATAACTCAAGCTGTCTGTACAAGCTTTAAACAGGAAATTCTTGTTGAAACGCATGACTTTACAGCCACAACAGGGGACACGTTTAAACTTGCATTGTATACAAGTTCAGCTACTTTAGGTGCTTCTACATCCGCTTATTCCGCTACAAATGAAGTTTCTGATTCAGGAACCTATGCGGCTGGAGGCGGATCATTGACAAATGTAACACCAACAACAAGTGGAACAACTGCTCTTACTGACTTTGCTGACATATCATTCACGTCAGCGACAATCACGGCAAGAGGAGCACTGATTTATAACAGTAGTGAATCTAACAAGGCAGTATGCGTATTGGACTTTGGCGGTGACAAGACATCAACAAGTGGAACATTTACAATTCAATTCCCAGCAGCAGACGCAAGTAACGCTATTCTACGGCTGGCATAGGAGATAATACATGGCTCTCGCGTTAGATGACAGAGTAAAGGAAACATCGACTACGACAGGAACAGGCACGCTTGATCTGAGCGGAGCCGTTTCAGGATTTCAGACATTCGTTGCGGGAATAGGTGATGGCAACACGACATACTATGCCATTGTTAACCGTGATGAAGCGGAATGGGAAACCGGTCTTGGAACCATAACTGATGCGTCCACGGACACGCTGGCGAGGACAACCGTTCTTGCAAGTTCAAACAGTGATAGTGCTGTTAATTTTAGTGCTGGCACGAAAGATGTTTTTGCAACACTGCCTGCAAGCAAGGTAAGTTTTCTTGATGCAAGCAATGATTTAATTCTTGGAACAGGTGCATCAGGAGTTGACTATTCTCTAAAATTTGACGGGGAAACGAGTGATGGTATAATCACATGGATGGAAGATGAAGACTCTTTCAAAGTGGAAGATGATCTTGTCATGGACAGCACGAAGAAACTGTACTTCAATGATGAAGGCGGCGAATACATAAGCGGTGATGCAACTGACTTAACCATAGCATCGGGCGCCAAGATCAATTTAACGGCAACATCGGACGTTGTTATTCCAGCCAATGTAGGAATTACATTCGGCACGGGTGAAAAAATAGAAGGTGACAGCACGGATCTAACAGTAACCTCTGGTGCTGACATTAACTTGACAGCAACCTCGGATGTGAACATACCATCAGGTGTCGGAGTAACCTTTGGTAATGATGGTGAAAAGATCGAAGGAGATGGAACGGATTTAACAATTAGTGGCAATACCATTAATTTAACAGCAACAACAGATGTGGCACTTGCTGTAAATACTGGTCTTTTACTTGCAGGTACAGAAAAAATAGAATCAGACGGAACTGACCTATCAATTACAGTTGGTGGTGGCGGTGATATTAATATAGGTTCTGACATAGGCGTAACCTTTGGTAATGATGGAGAAAAAATAGAGGGTGATGGCACTGATTTAACAATCGCTTCTAGTAATTTATTGAATTTAACAGCGACAACTGATATAGTAATTCCTACGAATGTGGGACTTCATTTCACAGATTCGGCTGAAAAAATCGAATCCGATGGAACAGACTTTACATTTAATTCTGGAAATGATATTAACTTAACAGCTACAACCGATATTAATGTTCCGGCAAATGTAGGAATGACATTTGGGAATGACGCAGAAAAGATTGAAGGGGATGGTTCTGATTTAACCATTTCCGGTAATACTGTAAACTTGGATTCTAGTATGAACCATACATTTTCAAGTACAGGAAAAGCAATGGTACTAGGATTTTAAGGAGGAAATATGGCAAGTGAAGTATTAAAAGTAGCATTAAAACCTACCTGTTCAAATTCAGAAGTTAAACTGATAGATGGTGTGAGTGGACACACTTACACGGTTCTATCAATTTCAATTTGTGAAACGGCGGGTAATGCGGAAACATTTGACCTATATGTTGATGACGGTGATGGTGGTACAGACCATTATATTTATAAAACACAAGCATTAGCGGCAAATGCGACTTTTGTTCATAATGACAGAATAGTATTAGAAGGCACAGACATGCTAGGTTTTATAACTGCTTCATCAGCGGATGTTGATGTTGTAGTCAGCTATTTAGACCAAACACTATAGGAGGAAATTTATGAGTGGAATTGTAGGTAGTCGCCTTAATATAAGGGGATCAGGACTTGTTGGTGGATTAGGAACCGATGGACAGGTTCTCACGTCCGCAGGTGCGGGACAGGAAATAGTTTTTGAATCTGTATCTTCCGCTGCCATAACGGCGATTAACAATGCAACAGCGAATGAACTTGTCACTGTTGGTTCCACGACAACTGAACTGGACGCGGAATCAGGTTTAACATATACAGATGGTGCGTTAGTTATTGGAGGAACAACCCCTTCTCTGACAATTGGAGATGCGGGGGCAGAGGATACGAAGATTGTATTTGATGGCAACGCACAGGATTTTCATATTGGATTGGATGATACTGCGGATGACTTAGTTATAGGATTAGGAAGTGCTTTAGGTACGACACCCGCAATAGAGATTGATGAAAATTTAAAAGTCAATATTTCAGTCACAACAGCCTCTACGAGCGCTTCCACGGGAAGTCTGACGACAGGTGGTGGTGCAGGAATTGGAGCAGATCTATATGTTGGTGATGACACTTACTTGATAACCGACTCAGCAGTTCTTGGATTTGGAGCGGATAAGGATACTCTTTTAACACACACGGACGGAACAGGATTAACTTTAAATTCAACGAATAAATTAACTTTCGGTGATGCAGCAACATATGTAAATCAGTCTTCCGATGGCGTAATGACTATCGCGGGAGAAGCAACTATTGATTTAACTGCCTCTACGGCCGTTTTAGTGAGCAATGATCTTAAATTAGATAGTGACTCTTCTGTAATAGGATTTGGAGCAGATAATGATACAACTTTAACTCACACAGATGGAACAGGATTAACTTTAAATTCAACTAATAAAATTTGCTTTAATGACGCTTCTCAATTTATTCAAGGCTCCAGTAATGCAATATTAGCACTAGGGGCAACGGATGAAATTGATTTAACGGCTACGGCAGTTGACTTGAACGGAACATTGGATGTAAGCGGAAACTCACAATTTAGCGGAACGATAACAGTTGGAGTAGATGATACTGGTAAAGATGTGAAACTGTTTGGTGCTTCCGCCGGTGCATACATGGAGTGGGATGAAAGTGCAGACGAACTTAGAATCATGGGAGCATCTGCTGATGCGACTACCAGTACGGGTAAACTGCTTTTAGCTACATCCCTAACAAATATTAATGCAAATGACGTAATAGGAAAAATAGACTTCCAAGCTCCGCATGAAGCAGGAGGAACGGACGCTATTACGGTTGCTGCCTCTATTCGAGCTGTTGCTCAAGGTACATTTAGTGCTTCTGTCAATGCGACAGATTTAATATTTTATACAGGACATTCAGAAGCGGCCGCAGAAAAATTTAGGTTTACTTCTCAAAATGAAATAGGAGTTGCAGGTGCCAACTACGGCACGGATGGTCAAGTATTGACTTCAGGTGGTGCGGGTGCCGCAGTAGCTTGGGAGGATGCAGGTGGTGCATCTACTCTTGCTGCAATGACTGACGTATCAATGGACATTACGGATTTTACTGATGGTATACTCATTCAACCAAATTCAGATGGTTCCGCACCGACAACGGGAACACTTAATGCCGCAACAGGAAATATTGGAATTGGCAAGGATGTTTTTAAGGCAGCAACTACAGTTGATAGAAATGTTGCTATCGGATATGAATGTGCGGATGGTCTTGCGTCAGGAGATAAGAACATATACATAGGATATCAAGCCGGGAGGACAACAGGTCTTACTAGTGCAAATCATAACGTTTTTATGGGGTCAAATACAGGGGCGGCACTGACTTCTGGTGAAAATAATATTGCTATCGGAAATCAAGCGGGAGAAGCTATTACGACAGCCAGCCAAAATATTTTTATGGGATATCAAGCCGGAGAAGCTCATACAACTGGTGCTAGCAATTCATACTACGGCTACCGAGCCGGTTGGAAGTCTACCACTGAAATTCAAAATGTTTTCATAGGTGCTTTTGCTGGAAAAGGTGAAATTAGTGGTGCACAATTTAATACGCTGGTGGGATATGGTTGTGGAGCGGCAGGCCCGACCTCAGGTGACTATAATGTAGGACTGGGGAATGAGGTATTTAATACCTTATCAACTGGGTCAAGAAATACAGGACTTGGTTATGGGGCTTTAAATGCGATTACGTCAGGAGACAGTAATGTAGGTATCGGGGACGGTGCTTTGGATAAATGTGACACTGAAGATGAAAATATAGCAATTGGCAAGAATGCTTGTGGAACAGCTTCGGCTGGTCTTGATGGTAGTCAAAGAAACATATGCCTAGGTTCTTCTTCCTTCCAAGGTCTGACAACTGGTCAATACAACATTGGCATAGGTTATTCCACAGCGACTACTAACACCACGGGGGATGACAATATTGCTATCGGATATTCGGCTGGTGACACTGGTGACACTGGTGACGATAATATTGCCATTGGAGCGTATTCAGACTCCTCTGCTGCTGACTCTGCTAACTCAATAGCCATCGGCCAGACCGTACTTGCTGCGTCTAATGACTTTTCATTTGGTAAGTCCGGTAATGTCGTGACTAATGACTTTGACGCTGACGCTAACTGGTCTCGTTCCTCTGATGAAAGAATTAAAAGAAATGTCAATGATGACACGTTAGGACTGGATTTCATCAATGATTTACGAACAGTCACATATCAATGGAAACCTTCCAATGAAGTTCCAAAGGAATTGACATCAGAATATAATGAGGAAAATCAAAAGAATTTAGATGCTGTAATGCACGGTTTCATAGCACAGGAAGTGAAAGCTTCCATGGACAAGGTGGGAAACACCACGTTTGCAGGATGGAAGATAGACGAGACTGACGGAGTGACACAACGAACATCAAGGGAAATGTTCGTGATGCCTCTCATCAAAGCCGTACAGGAGTTGTCGGCTCAAGTAACAACTCTTCAAGACGAAATTAAAACTTTAAAAGGAGACTAAATATGACACACTCAGAAGATGCGACAAAATCTTGGGTGAAGGCGACACCACAGGTTAACAGTGACGGAAACGTCACAGAGTGGCGTTGTTACTACAAATACACCCTTAATGATTATTCCCACACGTTTGATGAAAGGGCTCTCATAGAGGCACCGTCAAAGGCACCGGGAGCATACACAAAGGCTGAACTGTTAATCATGATAAGGGAATATCATCTGGATGACATGTTCAACAAGAAATACCATGCTCACGTAACCCCAGCCCCTGTACTGACGAGGGATAATACTTTTGACGTTAACACATTGGGCGATTAACAATGAGTGACAAATGCTGCTAGGACACACGACATTCTCCGAGCAGGCGTTCCAGGACGCAAGGCTGGACGCGGTACACAACATTGAGTTCGCAGAGACGGGG